CCACCGCCACCACCACCACCGACGCCGCCTCCGGCTCCGAAGGGTGAGGCTGTTCGGGCAAAGACCGCTAAGGGAGCTGCACCAGCCGCTCGCACAAATACAGATGCTTCTCTTGGAGCAGCTACTGGGCCTTCTTTAAGCATACGCCGTAAGAAGGGCAAATCAGCATTGAGAATCCCGCGATCCGGCGGCCTCAACTATCCTGGATAAACCATGAACAAGATGAAAGCAGCCGAAAGTCTGTATACGAAGCTGGCAGCTCAGCGAGATCCTTATATCCAAAGAGCTAGGGATGCCAGTAAGTTGACGATCCCAACCCTGATGCCTGAAGAGGGGCATACGGCGACTAGTCGCTTGAGTACCCCTTATCAAAGCGTGGGGGCTAGGGGCGTCAATAACATGGCTTCGGCTCTTCTCTTGAGCCTTTTGCCTCCTAACAGCCCATTCTTCCGGTTGGTCATTGATCCAACTGCGTTGAGTGAGATCGAGGCTCAAGAGGGTGGGGCAGACCTCAAGACCGAAATTGATACTGCCTTAGCTAAGATTGAGCGATCAGTCATGTCTGAGATAGAAGCTCAGGCTCTTAGGGTCCATGCGTTTGAGGCCCTTCGCCATCTGATCGTTACTGGAAATGTTCTCCTGCATCTCCCCCCCGAAGGGGGGATGCGGGTTATCCATCTGGATCGTTTCGTCATCAAACGGGACGCTATGGGCAACCCCCGTACCATCATCACTAAGGAAAGCGTGTCCCCGGACATGCTGCCGAAGGTGGCTCAGGCTTTGGTGAACGCTAATCCTGATTCCACCGGCAAAGATGGACAGGTCGATATGTTTACCTGCGTCAAGATGCGGGGCGACGGCAAGATCGAGGTCTTCCAAGAAATAGGCGGGGGCATTGTCCCCGGCAGCGAAGGAGTGTTTGAGGCTGAAAAAAGCCCGTACATTGCCTTGCGAATGAATCGAACCTCTGGCGAAGATTATGGTAGAGGATTTATTGAGCAGTACATCGGCGACCTTGCCAGCCTAGAGTCTTTGATGCAAAGCGTTGTAGAGGCGAGTGCCGCTGCCGCTAAAGTGTTGTTCTTAGTAGCTCCAAACGGGGTAACCCGTAGCCGAGTATTAGCGGAGGCCCCCAATGGTGGTATTGTCGAAGGTTCGGCGAATGACGTTTCGGTCCTCCAGCTTAACAAGGCGTCGGACCTCAGCATTGCATATCAGACCATTACGACCATTACGGATCGTTTGTCTTATGCGTTTCTCCTGACCGACAACGCTATCCGAAACGCTGAGCGGGTCACTGCGGCTGAGGTCCGATTGGTCACTCAGTCGATTGAGCGACAGTTAGGCGGGATCTACTCTGTTCTCAGCCAAGAGTTCCAGTTGCCCCTTGTCAAGCGAATGATGGATCAAATGGAGCGGGACAACAAGATGCCTGATCTCCCTGAAGATCTGGTGCGTCCTGCTATCATCACCGGTGTCGAAGCTCTTGGACGAGGCAACGACCTCAACAAGATGGACGAATTCCTTGTAGGGGTTGGTCAGTTGCTTGGACCGCAGGCGTTGGGCCAGTTCGTGAACATGCGTGAATACATGGATCGCAGGGCTATGGCACTCGGCATTGAAACCGAAGGACTGATTAAGAGCGAAGAGCAGCTCCAGCAGGAGATGCAGCAGCAACAAATGATGGCAGCAGCCCAGCAGTTTGGGCCGCAGGTGTTAGATGGATTGACCAAACAATCTATCGAGTCAATGAAGCAAGAAGGCCAGGGACAAAATGACTGATCGCGTAGAAATTAAAACAGGGGAGACGGGCCCCGAAGCCCCTAATCAACCTATTTATGAGGGCTATGACCCGAATGAGCCGGAAGCCACGGCGGAAGGGGAAGCCCAACAGGCTCCCGAACAACAAAACTCCATACCAGAAAAATTCATTCTTGAGGACGGGTCTATCGATGTCGATTCCCTCGCTAAATCGTATACCGAGTTGGAACGTATGCGATCAGAAGTGCAGCCAGAACAGGAAGTGTCCGAGGAGCCCGAAGAAGTGCAGTCGGGGCCAGAAAGTGCAGTGCTGTCCGCAGACGAAATGCAAGGTTTTGCAGACGAAGTGCTGCAAGACGGCGACCTCACTGATGAGTCGTATTCTGAATTGGAAACTCGCGGCCTTTCTCGTGAGCTTGTTCAAGCGTATGTAGAAGGGCAGAAGGCGTTGATGGATCAAGCCAGAGGCCACTTTGTAGGGCTTGTCGGTGGCGAAGAAGCTTATGAAGCCTTGGGCGAATGGGCCAGAAACAACCTCACTGAGCAAGAGCAGATTGCTTATGATGACGGCGTAAACTCTGGTGATCCTGCTACAATCGAAATGAATATCAAGGGCCTGAAGGCTCGCTATGACGCTGATTCTGGATCACCTAACTTGATTGCAGGCGATGTGGGCACGTCAGGAGCTACTCAGGCATTTACTTCATGGCAGCAAGTGACGGCAGCTATGAAAGATCCTCGGTATCAAAACGACCCTTCGTACCGTAATGAAGTTACCAACCGCCTTGCTATCTCTGATCCTCAATAAGGAATACACACATGAAGCCCGGATTTAAGACAACAGAATTTTGGATGAGTGCTATCGCTGTTATCCTGGGAGCCCTTGTAGCTTCAGGAGCGTTCACTCTCGAAGGAACAGCGGCTCAGGTCGTTGGCCTTGTCGAAGCTGCTTTGGTCGCCCTCGGTTACACAGGGGCTCGATTGACGCTGAAGAAGACCGTTGAGTCATGATTGAAGCCATGTGTGCCGCACTGGTGGCACTGTTTAAGGCATTGATACCGTTCGCATGGGATAAAGCAAATGAAGCAACTACAGCAAGGGATGCTCCTCCTGTTCCTGCTGATGTCCGCCGCCGCTGGATTGACCGGCTGCGGGGGCACTAAAGTTGTCTTTGTCCCTGAATCAGAAGGACTAGTAAGACTTGGCCCCGGCATACGGGGTCATGTCTATTATTGGAACGGCTCCGAGTGGGAGCTGTCCAAGAACAAGGTAAGCCTCCCCGAAGGGTGGTTTGCTGGGTCAATAGACCAGCCAGAATAATCTCAACACGTTAGGAACCGGCCCGTTGCGGCGGATAACCGGTGGTCCGAAATGATGCAGATTTGGCATTTCATATCACACCATTTTTAGGAAAGATCAATGGGTTACATTAACAACGCTCCCTCACGTTTGGGGCAGGTAAATGCAGCTAACGATCAGAACGCTCTTTTTCTCAAGCAATTTGCTGGAGAAGTCCTGAGCGTTTTTGAAACCGTAAATGTGATGATGCCACTTCATACAGTGCGTACCATCACTTCCGGTAAGTCGGCTAGTTTCCCCGCCATGTCCACCGCATCCGCCGGGTATCACACTCCTGGTGAATCGGTTATCGAAACCGGCGACGGTGCTTCACCTACCGAAGGTTCTAAGTACCTTTCATCCGTTAAGCACAATGAGATCATTGTCACGATCAATGATCTGCTGATCTCCAGCACCTTTGTCGCTAACATCGATGAAGCCAAAAATCACTATGACATCCGTAGTGAGTACACCACCCAGATGGCTAGGGCTCTTGCCTATGAAGCCGATAAGAATCTGATTCACTTGGGCATCCAAGGAGCCCGAGTAACTGGTGGAACCGCTGACCGCTTCGGTGGCGGCGATTACCTCGGCTCTTCCATCGACATCTCTTCCGGTACTCCTACCGGAGCTGAGATCCTCGGTGGCATCGCTGATGCAGCAGAGTACATGGACACCAAGGACGTGCCGTCGCACGACCGGTACTGTGTCATGGGCCCTGGGTCGTATTACAAGTTGCTTGAGTCAAACTACGACGCCATCAACCGTGACTACGGTAATGACGGCAACGGCTCCATTGCTACGGGCCACATTGTCAGTGCTTACGGAATGCGTATTCTTAAGTCGAATCACATTCCTACGGCTGACTATGTTGCTCCCGCAGGCGACCTGTCCAGCCTTGCTAACACCGATTTAACCGGTGCTGGCGTTGCGCCGCAAGCTCTGTGCTTCCAGCGTAGTGGTTTGGCTACGGTCAAGCTGATGGATCTGGCTGTAGAGTCAGAGTACATGGTTGAACGCCAGGGTACGCTGATGCTTTGCAAGTACGCTATGGGCCACGAAGTTCTTCGGAACGAGTGCCTCGTAGAACTGAAGGCATAATAGCTCTTCGGCCACTTGTCCCGGCCAATACGGGGGTGGCCTCCTTCGGGGGGTCACCCTCTTTTACTAAGGAAAATTTATGGGCCTCACTAGAACCACAGAACTCGAAGCCATCAATGCGATGTTAAGTGCTATCGGAGAAGCTCCCGTAAATTCACTTGAGGCTTCTTCGGTCACCCAAGATGTCAGCATGGCACAACGAATCTTGACTGAAGTGTCTAGGGAAGTCCAGTCTCATGGCTGGAACTTCAACCGAGAAACAGAAGTACCTATTGTTGCCGACAACAACAGCAACATCCTGCTGCCTACTAATGCGGCTCGTATTGATGTGGAGCCTGCAAACGCTGGAACCATTGAGTACATTCAGAGAGGCGGCAAGCTGTACAACAAGACTGATCAGACCTACACAATCACAGGCACACTTAAATGCACTGTGGTTTACATGCTTGACTGGGAAGATCTGCCTCAGACAGCCCGTCATTACATTATGATCAGAGCCGCCCGCCGCTATCAAGATCGCGTGGTGGGCTCTAGTAAGCATCATGACTTCAATCAGCAAGATGAGTTCCAGGCTTTGGTCGCTTTCAAAGATGCGGAAACCGAGGGGGGTGATTACACAATCTTTGATAATTACGACATTGGACGGATTATTGACCGAGGTGATGTAAGAAATGGGATCTCCACCTAATGCCCTTAACAACTAAAAACATCCCCAACCTGATTGGGGGCGTTTCTCAGCAGCCGGACTCCATCCGCTTTGAGAACCAGTGTGAAGCTCAGGACAACGCTTACCCCTCGGTTCTTGAGGGCCTGACTAAGCGGATGCCTACTGAGCATGTGGCTAACCTTAACTCCTCAGCTTCGGGGTCTGCGGATGATTACTTTACCCACATCATCAACAGAGATCCTACGGAGCGATATGTCCTGTCGATCAAGGCAGACAACTCCTCAGCTACAATTACAGTCCATGACATTGATGGGACGGCTAAGACTGTCAACGTCCCTGATGGAACTACCTATCTACAGATGCCTTCAGCTTCTCAAAAAGCTGAGACAAATCTGCGGGCGGTGACAATCGCCGACTACACGTTTATTGTCAATAAAACAAAGTCTGTGGCGATGGACGCTGCTGTAGATGCCGCAGTCTTTGAAGCCATGTTCTTTGTTAAACAGGGCGATTATGGTACTAGGTACGCTGCTACTGCGGGTGGTGTAACAAAAACAAGAAACACGCCAGACGGAGCGGACGCCGCTGACAGAGAAGAAATAGACACAACTGAGATTGCTAAAGACATTGTGGCCGCATCAGGAACGTTTCCAGGCACTACAACTAGGTTTGGAAGCACTATCCACATCACTAATTCTTCTGATTTTACGGTCAGCTCTGATGACGGACTAGGCGGAGAGGGCCTTGTCGCCATCAAGGATACTATTCAGCGAATTACCGATCTTCCGCTGGAAGGCAAGCACGGATTTAGAGTCAAAATCACAGGTGAGCCCACAGACACTCGGGATGATTATTGGGTCGAGTTTGTCGCTGACAACGGAACTGGGGGCAGTGGGCACTGGCAAGAGTCTAGAGCCCGAGGAATCAAATACAAGTTTGATCCAGCAACAATGCCTCATGTCCTGGTTCGTCAAGCCGATGGAAACTTCCGATTCGCTCGCTTAGATGGCGATGCTTACGACGTAACTATTGAGGGGGTGACTACAAGCTACGATCTTCCGGTCTGGGGTGACCGCATCTGTGGAGACGAGTACAGTAACTCTGACCCGTCGTTTGTAGGCCGAACAATTAATGACCTGTTCTTGTTTAAGAATCGCCTTGGTTTCTTGGCGGACGAGAACGTCATTCTTACGGAGTCCGCTGAGTTCTTCAACTTCTGGAGGACTACGGTCACTGATCTGCTAGACACTGATCCTATTGATGTGGCAAGCACCCACAGCACGGTGTCGATCTTGACTTCAGCTATTCCCTTTGCAAACTCCTTAGTCTTATTCTCTGAGCAGACTCAGTTTACGCTTCAGAGCCAAGGGGCCCTCAGCCCTAAGACCGTGGCAATGACCAAGACCACTAACTATGAGAGTGTGTCTGATGTGCGGCCTGTGTCCTTGGGCAACTCAATCTACTTCGGGTTTGATCGAGGGGAGTACAGCGGACTGCGGCAATACTACATATCTGGGGACACTGAGAGTGTGTTTGACGCTACAGACATTGCGGCTCAGATTCCTCAGTACATCAAGGGCTCTGTCAGAGACATGGCAGGCTCTTCTCATGAAGATGTGCTGTTTGTGCTTACAAATACCGATAGAAACAATCTGTATTGCTACAAGTATTACGATTCACCTACTGAGCGGGTGCTATCTTCTTGGAGCCGGATGACCTTCCCCTCAACGACTACTGTTCTGGGAATGGAGTTTATCGATACCACGCTGTACATTGTGAGCTTGCGATCTGACGGCCTATTCCTGGATAAGATGCGGATGGAGGCAGGACTTATTGACCCTCCATTTACAGACGCCGGGGGGACCACAATCACTCCTGCTTATCGCACACGCTTAGATCGTCGAGTAGATGAGTCTGCGTGCAGTGAGACGTATAATATAGGTACTGACGCCACAACAATTGTCTTGCCCTACAAGGCCTACACAGGGGCTACTATTGAGGTAGCCACTAAAGATGGCCGCAGAATTCCCGTCGTTACCCAGACGAACGACAGTGCTTCTGTTGTTGTGAGTGGAAACGTGACCGCTGAAAAGTATTGGATTGGTGAAGCATACGAAATGATGTATCAATTCAGTGATGTCGTTGTAAGCGGCACAGAGGGAACAGGCCGTATTGACAAGGATGCTCGTATCCAAATCAGATACCTGACCTTGAGCTTTTCGGACACTGGATACTTTAGAGTTGAAGTAACTCCCGACTACAGAGACACAAGTACCCATGTATTTAGTGGTAGAATCTTGGGGTCTGCCAACAACGTCATTGGTAGCTCATTGCTTGAAGATGGGAACTTCAGAGTTCCGGTGTACTCCAAGAGAAACCAGGTTAAGATTCAAGTCAAGAATGACTCTCCCGTACCTACAGCATTAGTAGATGCTGACTTTGAAATGTCTGTTAATGGCCGAGCCCGAGCAAGATATTAAGTATGAAATCAGGCCCGCAGTCGAGTCAGACATTGAGTGGCTTGCCCCTCGATTAAGGCAGGCTGATCAAGATGAGATCAAGGCTTTGGCAGGCGTCACGCCTGAAGAGGCCTTGGCCGTGAGTTTCCAAAGCTCTACTCATAGATACACAGCAGACTGGGAGGGAGAGCCCATCATCATGTTTGGGGCTGGCCCAGTCATAGACGGGGCGGGGGCGGTGTGGCTGTTGGGCACTGATATGGTCAAGACCGTCAGAGTGCCGTTCCTACGAGAGTCCAAGCGTTGTCTAGCTGGGCTACATAAAGATTATCCCCTGTTGTTTAATTATGTCGATGCTAGAAATACACTTCATATCCGATGGTTGAAGTGGCTTGGGTTCAAGTTCATTAATTTACACCCTAAATTTGGGGTAGCTAGAATTCCGTTTTACGAATTTGTAAGGATTAGCTAATGTGCATTTTTACTGCCGCTATGTTTGGCGGTGCTGCGATTGCAGGGGCTTCATCTGCCGCCGTTGCCGCTAATGTCGGATTGGCTATTTCAGCCGCTTCTGCTGCGGCTTCTATGGTGCAGCAGCAGCAATCTGCTAGTGCAATGGCACGGTATCAAGAGCAGATGGCCCGGCGTCAAGTAGCGGATACTCAAGCTAGATATGCCGCTGAATCAGAGTATCAGCAACGGATGTCCGGTTACCAGCAAGAGCAGTATGAAGGCGAACTTGGGTATCGTCAGGATCTTATTGATCACCAAGAAACCCTGCACAAAAAGAACATTGCTAGGACAAATGACGCTGTGCGTCGTAATTACTCCGAGATCTCCTCCTTGCTGGGCCAAGATCGTGTGGTCGCTGGACAAGAGATCGAAGCTATCAAATCAGATTCTAGAGAAGTCCAAGCTCAGGCTGGGGCGGACTTTGCCGAAAGAGGCGTGTCAGGCCTGTCATCTGAGTATTTGATTGAGGCGTTCAAATTCAATGAGCTTCAAAACATGGATGCGGTGAATCAAGAAATGGAATGGCGAATGAGAGCTTATGACGCTCAATATGAAGAAGTAGAGGCTCAAGGACTGGGACGCATGGAGTCCACGACTCCGCAACCTATTGCCATGCCTGCGTTGCCCGCCCCGATGGCTCCTATTGCTGCTGGACAGCCATATCAGGGCCAGCTGGTCAATCAGCCTAACTACTTGGCTGGCGGCTTGAACGTCTTGGGAGATGGCATGAGCTTGTACAGTCAGTTCTACAGGCCACAGAACTTTGCTCCTAAGACCGCAGCAACGTCTAACTACTTGACCCCTAGAGGGCAACAAATGATGGGCTATGGGCCGAAGGGCTACCGTAATCAAAGCTACAGGCCTTACTAGGCTCATAAACTCCACGACAGGAATCTACTAAATGGGTAAGAAACGGCGAATTTCTCGCACACAAGCTGGGCGAACAGATACCTATGTCAAGCCGACTCTTAGACGGCCAGACGCTCCTGATCCAATCCAGGCTCCCGAGAAACCTGTTCTTCCTTCGCCCGACTCCTTGCCGTTTAGGCCTGCTCCTCCCGACAATTCTTTGTCGGAGTCTTTGGAGCGATTGATTAAGCCGATTGTTACTTGGGGGCTGAAAGAAGAAGAGGCTCAAGAGGATCAAGTAAGGACTATTGAGCAGATCCGTATGGACAAGCTCTCTACAGAACAGATCCGAGATGAGCTGGCGGCTTTGGCAAGGCAGGGGGAAGCTGATGGCTCACTGTCTCCAGCAGCCAATCCCTTCCGTAAAAAGGTCATTCTTGAGTACGCTGCTGAACGCATCATGAAAGATGAGTATTGGCAACAGCTCACTTCTAAGACTGCCCGGTTCTCAAACCCACTGAACAACGAAGATGCGGCCCTGTTTGCCCGAGATACATTCGAGAGCATGGGGATTACGGGCTACTTCGCCCAGCAGAAAGCTCAAGAGTTCTACAACTCTATGTCCTCACAGTGGCTGTCTCAGGTAGATCAGCGGCGTGGGGAGAAGCTTGTCGCCCGCACTCATCAAGATCTTCAAAGCTCAATGTATAAAGCTATGGATGCTTTGTGGAGCAACCCTGAAGAACACACTTATGAGACGATGTTTGCTGAGTGGCAGAAAGCTGCGGATGAACGATTCCACATAACAGGCGGGCCTGGCCGAAAAGATCTGATTGCGTCGTTCAACGACTTTGTATCAACCAAAGCAAGAGCTGCGGCCCTTTCGGGGGACAGCGAAGACTTGGAACGGTTGGAAGGATGGATTGCTACTATCAGAGAACAGAAAGACGGCGTAGCTGATCTGTCTAAAGAATACTTGGCAGATCTAGATGAGCTGGATGAAGTTATTGATCGGGCCATTGTGGCTTCTGATCGGGTGTCTGCTAACGAAATGGCCGAACAAGAGGACAACGTATCCACCATTCTTAATGGCCTAATTTATGAAGCAGGCGAGGCTCAAGAGTCCGAAGACCCCCCAGCTTGGTCCCAAATAAACGCTGATCCCCACAGCGAGTTTGCTGATGAACTTCGTCGCAGGGCTGAAGAACAAGGCATTAATGCAGATGCTATTACAAATGTACTAGTTGAAGATCTTGGGCCCGCAGTTGCAAATATGCAGTCCGTACAAGCACGGGGCAACCCTAACGACCTTGATGCGATGGTAGATGTTGCAATCAATGACGCAATGTCTTTATCGGAGCGTGAAGCGATTATTCGCGGAATGCCCGGAACACCATCGCAAAGATCTAGGGCTCTCGGGCAAGCCGCAGTAGTAGAAAACAGGACTACGAAAGCTAAAAAGCGAGCGGCTGACTCTAACCCTGAACTATCCAAGATTATTGATGTAAGAATGGAAAGGGTTCTAGAAACAATCAAGGCTACTACCCAAGATCCAGACTTGGCTGATGCGGCCTTTGCTGAGTTGATCCAAGACTACAGTGGGGGACTTACCGAGGTCGTAGAAGCTCAATACGAAACTGAACAAGAACGGACTGACGCAGTTAAAAATTACATGGAAAGCTTCAGTGACAATCTTAGATCTATGATTGAGTACGACAGAGACAGAGGCATGTACTCTCTCAACATGAGTGCCGAAAACACTATTGGCCTCAATCCTGAGATTACTGACGCGGTGCAGCAATCCACCCAAGCTCAAGCCAGCGAAGACTTGGCAGAGCAGGTAGTGGACTATGACACCGACATAACTGACGAGTCAGAGGGTTTAAGAGTTAGGTCTTCTCCAATCTCAGAAAGCATTACAGGCTCTGGACAAGACTTCAGGCTCCAAGAAGCTACGTCAAACATATTAAGTGAGCTTTCAGAAGTTCATTTGCCTGGGTCTTCAGGAGACAAATCAAGGAATGAACGCATCGCTGCTGAACTTCCTAAACTTGTTGCCGGTGCTGATGATGTTATGACCACGCTGACTAAAGGTAAAATTAAACCCTTTGGACGAAGATCAAATACTTATGAGCCTTTCTTTGGAAGAAACTACCGATTGGTACTTACTCCCAACGGGTTTACAAGAGAATACTTTACGTTGACTAGACGGCTTTCTGGAGACATAGAATCTGATCCAGAGCGTGATCAGATCTACGTTAATGCTCGACGTTTTCATGGCTTAACTATTGAGGCGATGGAAACCGGGCGAGATGAAAATGGCTATCCTTTGACTATTCAGCCCATCTTAAAAGATCCTTCTCAGACCATAATGATTAACGCTGATACGTTTGAGCAAGATCTTGTACAGGTGCTAAGAGCTAATGCGAGCAGCCCGGACCTCTTGCAAGACCAGCTGCTTAGTAGTCTGTCTTCTAACTCCTTAGTTCAGCACTACAACGCTTACAGAGGCTTTGTTGGACAGGAGGCCGCTGTCTCCTTTGCTGCCTTTATGGACATGCAACTCAACGGTCCTGGCCGTCTCCGGGTTCCACCGCTGTCCCCCGAAACCCTTCAACTAATGAAGCAAGCTAGATAATCTTATCGAGAAAGCTCTATGAAATTTGAATTCAATAACTACCTCGATGCCGAGGGAAATGTGTCGCCAGTCGGTGAAGAAGACCTCGGTTTCTTTGGGACGTTAGGTGACATTGCTATGGCCCCAGTGCGGGGTGTAGCCGGTGCGGCTGAGGGTGTGTATGACCTCGCTGACTGGGCGTTGATGGACTGGCTTCCTGACGCCGAAGATAACTTTGGATTAGGCCACTCAGAAACCTTGGCCGGTGGTCTGGTCGAGGGAGTGTCTCAGTTCCTGACTGGGTTTATCCCCGGCATGGGGGCGTTGTCAATCGCAGGGAAAGCCACAGGGATCGCCTCAAAGCTCAGCTCTGCGAGCAAGACTACTAAATGGGCTGCCAGCTTTGGTAAGTCAGTGACCGCAGGAGCTATGGCAGACTTTGCTGTCTTTGACGCTCAAGAGCAACGGTTGTCTAATCTTCTCCAGCAATACCCATCACTTCAGAACCCTGTGTCTGAGTTCCTAGCCGCTGATGAGAATGACACTGAGATCGAAGGCCGCCTTAAGAACCTTATGGAAGGCGGGATCTTAGGGGGCATGATGGAGCCGTTTGTGATCGGCCTTCGAGCCATTAAGTCTAATCGTGCAGCCAAGGCCAGAGGCATGACGCCGGAAGAGGCCGCTAAGGAAGCGATTGAAAAGAACGGCCTCCGAAAGCAGACGCTTAGAGAAGATCCAGTCGAAGAAGCCGCCATCATCGATGACGTGATTAAAGACTTAGGCCTCCCAGAAAAAGAAGCCCTTGCTCTTCAGAAAAGAATGCTGAAAGCGTTCCAAGGCAAACGTCCCGGTCCTGTCGATGAGGTGGACATCGAGGTGTTTGCTGCGATTGAAAATGAGCTGGCCGGTGCTGGCATTGCTAGGTCGGGCAGGAAACGAGGAGCGGACACTATCTTAAGTCGCCTTGAGCTGGCGGCAAACAAAGCCAAAGCTTCTGGAGATGATTCAGTCCGCTACGACGTAGAAGATATCCGCACATTTATGAATGAAGTGGGCGTGGATATGTTCGACGAAATGGGCGTATCCATTCATAAGAAGCTAGGGGCCCAGGGCCGATATGAGTTTGGATCAAACCTGATCCGCATCTCTCAGGATGCTATCGATAACGGCAGCCTTGTACGCACGTCTTTGCATGAGATGTGGCACGGCCTTAGTCGGCATCTGCCTAAGAAAGACTTGAAAGCGTTAGAGTCTGCATACGCCAAGGCGGTCAAGAAGCAAGATAAACTCAAGGCCAAAGGCAAGGGAGCCACTGGGGACGAGGCCTATCGATTTACCAGCATTGATGAGTGGTTTGCCGAGACACTGACAGATGTCAGCATGGCACGCCTTGACTACCTTGAGAATGCTCCAGCTGCGGGCACAGTCAGAGCCATCTTTGATGACGTTAAACTCGTCCTGAAAGATGTCATAACGTATGTCCAGAGCAAGCTTGGCATCCTAAGTCCTGAAGGCGTTTCTGAGAAGATCTACAGAGACTTTGTAAAGGGCAAGAATGTAAAGAAGATCCGAGGCTTTAACTTGGATGCGGGCTTGCAGCGGTCATCTTTAGACCTCCCCAATCCTTCGGCCCCCAAGCCTTCTAAAGCAGATCTGGCACGCCGAGTTGAGCCCAACTTTACTACTTCAGTAAAGGCGATCCAGACTGTCCGTGCGGCTATGGATTCTGGTGAGCGTGAGGTCTTTGAAAACTACAAGCCCATGACATTTGATGAGCTTGAAGCCGGAGCCGAAGGCACAGCTCGTTTCTGGGCAGAAGCCACCGGACAAGACCCGAGAGCCTTTGTCGCTCAGACATTAGATTCTGGTAAGGAATTTATGCAGCGTCAAGCGGTCCTGCGAGACATTGCAGATATGTGGTCGTTGGAAGCAAAAGATCTGGCTCAGAAAGTAAGCGATGATGTCGCTAGTGATGATGAGCTGATCCACGCTGAACAGTTGATGATGATGGCTAAGGAGCTGGTCACCGGAGCCCGTGAAGGCGGCACGTTGGCCGGTCAAACACTGGCTGCCCAGAAGCGGGTAGCTGGAACCAAATCTGTGCCAGATGCAGTAGACCCTGCCCGTGCTGTTGATGAGCCTGTAGTTGCTCGGCCCGCTGAAGATCCTGGTGCAGCCTCCCGGCCAGCAGACGAAGCCACGGCTCCTGCTCCTGAAGCCCCGGCGACTCCGGCAGCCCCGGTAGCTCCTGCTAAGAAAGTAAAAACGGAGGAGGGGTCTCCTCAAGTCATATCGGAAAATATGTACCGAGGCCCTAGCGATGAAGCTAGGCAATTCCGCCACGACTACTTGGAAGCTGTCGGTGGTGGAAGTGTGGAGCAGGGCCGTAAGGTAATTAAACGGCGTGTGCAGCGAATGAAAAAGGTGCAAGACGCTCAGGGCCCAGCCGCTGCACTGAGCTTTGCCAAGCGAACAGCATCAATGCCGCACATGCTTACGGAATACTGGATGAACTCCATCCTGTCTGGCCCAGTAACCCACCTTGTCAACATGACCTCGAACACCATTCATACGTTCTTTAGGCCGTTTGAAAAAGCGTTGGGTGAAGCCGCCACCTTCAACTTTCAAGGAGCATTCAAAGAGCTGAGCTTCTACATGCACTTAGGAAGCCAGCTTAGTGATGCAACTAAAGCGGCTGCATCAGCGTGGAAGAACTGGGGGGATGAGCTAGACAACATCGGCAAGTTTGATACAGATCGAGGGTTTGATCGAGCAATTTCAGCTAAGAACTTCAACAGGAACTCCCAGGATATGGGTGGAGCTGCTATTGATTGGATTGGAAAAGCCTTAAACCTGCCCAGTCGAATGCTTATGGCTGAAGATGCTTTCTTCAAGCATTTGAACTATCGAGCCGAAGTAAAGGCAGGGCTATCCCGAGAAGGCGTAGCCGCCGGGAAGAAGGGCACAGATTTAGCTCGGCACATAGAAGAAGGAATGGAGCAGATCATTAACAATGGTCAGTTCTACAACTACAAGAGCGTCCGAATGGCTGCCGAACGCCATGCTCTTGATAACATGGTGGGACCATTCAAAGACCCTACTGACAAAGCTAAGGCCATGAAGCAAGAGATTGCTAGATTCATGGACTCAAACTGGGATGAAGGCCGTGGGGCCATTGCGGATAAAGCACGGGAGTATGGCCGTGAAATCACGTTCACCCGGTCACTCGATGACCCTGACAGAGCGGCGTTGGTCAAAGTGGCTTCCGGCTGGAACAAAGTGGTCAACGACCATCCGTTCTTGAGGATTGTCACACCGTTCGTCCGAACCCCCACTAACCTTGTGGCCTTCTTCTTGAACCGAACATCCCAGGCTTACGCTGATGTGGCCAAGGGGATGTTTGTCTTTGCCGGTAACAAAGTGCCGATCAAGGCCATGAATCGTCTGTCTAAAGAAGTAGCAGACAGCATGGCGAAGGGCGGAGCGACAAAGGCAGATGTTGTGGGCCGAGTGGCTACGGGAGGCATGTTCTTCTATGGGGCCTCATTGGCCTATGAAGCAGGAGCGTTGACTGGTGGGGGTCCGAAAGACCCCGAGAGACGTAACCTCATGAAGGCCAATGGATGGCAGCCCTACTCCATTCAGGTAGGCGACACCTATTATTCCTACCGTCGATTAGATCCCTTTGCGTCATTCTTAGGCACAGTAGCCGACCTTAATGAAGCTATGGCTGAGGCTGACCCCAAGGATCGCAAGACTATTGAAGGAGTTCTTGGGGCCTTGGTGTTCTCCACCGCTCGAAACGTCACCAACAAGTCTTATCTGACCGGCCTGTCTCGAATATCTAATGTGCTGTCAAACCCTGAGCGGTTTGGTCAAAATTATCTTGAGCAGACTATCTCTTCATTTGTCCCCTTCTCTTCTGCCACATCGCAGACACTTGGGGCTTCAGAACACGAAAAAGAGATAAGAAGCGTTATAGACGCTATCCGAGCCAAGTATGGGCTAGACGGCCAGGGAACTGGGCTCTTTGCTGGTCAAGTAGAAGACCGAAGAAACATCTTTGGTGAGAAGATTGACAGAGCCAAGACCATTGGCCCTGTGATGTATACCACAGTTAAAGATGATGAAGTCATGCAGGAACTCAATATCCTGGGCCACGGCTTCTCTCCTCCCAAGACTGTCTATCAAGGCGTAGACACAACTGCATACCGAAACAACCAAGGGCAGACGTTCTATGACCGGTGGCAAGAAAACCATGGACAAGTTCGTGTGGAAGGCAGGACTCTTAAGCAGGCCATCAAGAAGCTAATAAAGACTAGAGCTTATCAGCAGCTGCCTATTGAGGACTTTGAAGGAAACAGAAGCCCTCGAATTGATGCCATTGATAAAATCAAGCGTAAATACCGCACGAAGGCTTGGGAACAAACCTTGTCGGAATTCCCAGAAGTCAGGCGTCTGACTAAACGAAATCAAACAATTAAAGCTTACCGGAGGGCTGGTCGAGACATCCAGTCTTTACTGGACTTTTGACTGAGGTAGAATAAATGCCACTTACATACTCTTTAACTACAGCGGATGGCAGCACTAGCAATTACACCATTCCATTCCCTTACATTGCGACAGGCCATGTAAAAGTGCAGCTAAATGGGGTGGACATCACAGCATTCACTGTCAACACCAGCACAAACAAGGTTGACTTAGCTGCGGCTCCGGCTAGTGGAATCATTATTAAGGTGTATCGACAAACGCCGGGGCGAGAGGGCTCTGGGTCAACGACGGCCCTTGTAGACTTCCAGGATGGATCTGTTCTGTCTGAAGATGACCTTGACCGAGCGGTTCAACAGCTCCTGTACATGGCACAAGAAGCTGAAGATCAAGGCACTTCAAACCTGCCGTTGGACTTTGATAGCAACTACAACGCTTCAGATAAAAGAATTAAGTCGCTAGGAACGCCGACAAACGATCAAGATGCGGCAACTAAAAACTATGTAGATGGCTTTGGCTTATATGGCTCGACTTGGGCCGCTCAAGCTGTTCCTCAGACATGGAGTCTTTTAGGGTCTAACTTCTCAGGAACAGCAGGCTCAGGTGGAATTACAGGAGACTGTACTACCACCTTAACTTCTCCAACTCCCATAGGAGACAACGTAGATTTATTCGTCGTTACTTATGCAGGAGCTTTGCAGATCCCTACTACTGACTACACGATTTCAGGAAGTGTACTCACATTAAAAATGGGGACCGAAATACTTGCAAACGGTGATAAAGTCATTGTCAGAAACTTTGGTGTAGCTAGAAACACACTGACTCAGCCTGTTCAGTCAGACACAACGGGTGATGTTGCACTGACAACTAAAGCCATTAACAGTCAAACGGGCGATCTTCAACAGTGGCAGAACACATCAGGGACTGCCTTGGCTAAAGTAGCTGTAGATGGTGATGCTACGTTTGTTGATGTAACTGCTTCAGGCAACGCCTCCGTCGCTGGCACTCTGGGAGTCACCGGAGCCACGACTCTTAGTGGAGACGCAACTCTTAGTGGAGCCGCAACTCTTAGTGGAGCCACAACTCTTAGTGGAGCCACAACTCTTAGTGGCGAAGTCACCGCTTCCAACAACCTTAATGTAACTGGAACGCTTAAAGACAGTGGCAATGCCGTCTTAAATTTGATTGAAATTATTGACAGGCAACCAGGAAATAGCCACACCGTTAATCACTCTGTCGGCCAGAGTTTTGTAAGTACCGGCAATGTTCTTCATATCATTCCTAGAAAAGCTGGGGATGTTGTGATGATACCGTGGTCACTGTCTGTGTATAACGACACAGATTCAAGTTCTTCTACATACGCGTATGTAGCTATATACAAAAATTTTACAAGCTCAGAAGTTAAAGGGTCAACTCTTGGAGGAGGGACCGATGTTTCTCACTTAAATGGCGATGTAGGAGACGGAAACTACTATAGAATGCTATTTAGGCATGTAATGCTAATTGTACCAATGACTCATACATATAAATACACGGTGACCGCTGAAGATGTAACTACTTACAACAACGGGGCTGGAAGCAAAATAGTCTTAGGTTGGTTTTTGAAAGGTTCTAATACTACTAGCATTCAATACCGAGGCGACTACGGAACTTCGATAACCGGGCATTACTACTCAACGTAATTAAACACCAGTATTAAATAAGCCTAAAGAAAGCATTTCAATGGTTACAAAATTTACTCAAGCCACTAAATCTACCCTAAGCCTTGGTACTGGCGATACTCCAGTATTTGCTGGCATCAACGTGGGGGAAGATAACCTGACGGTTTACGATGAAGGAACGTGGACTCCGGTCATGAAGATTGGGTCAACCACAATTTCAACGTCTACTAACCACGCCAAATTTACCCGTGTGGGAGACGTTGTACACTTCTCTGCATACATTGCATTCAACCGAGGCTCAAACACGGGAGACGTGACCATCACAGGCCTCCCGGTAGCTTCAAACGCATCTGGGGTAGCTACTATCACTTGTCTCTGCGGCAACGCAGTAAACGCCACCAACCTAGTGGGCCTAGTGTCCGCAGGGGGGACTACATTGTCTTTGCACGTCAACTCCGCAGCAACTGGAGGAAGCCAGGCAAACTTCAGCAACACGCACATTGCGGCGAGTACAGCTACAAGCATTAACTTTTCTGGCTTCTACTTTGCATAAGGTTACTCATGGAAGACTCACGGGAAATCCTCTTGGCTTTGGGCCGATTAGAGGGCAAAGTAGAATCATTGCTTCACATGCAAAGGGCTCACGACGAAGAGATAACTGTTTTAGATAAACGTATTCGTTACCTTGAACAGGGCCGTGCCGCTTTGCTAGGAGGCGCAGCAGTTATCGGATCGGTAGCTGCTACAATCATTTCATTTATATTCAAGGAGTGGTCATGAAAGACCTCAACACCGTGCTAACTCAGTTGCATGAGGGCATTGCTGAGGAGCTTCTTGCCAGAATTCAATCAGGCAATGCCACAGCTGCCGAGCTAACTGCGGCCATCAAGTTTCTGAAGGACAACGGAATTGACGCCCACGTCAAAGACGCATCTCCTCTCGCTAACCTCGCTCAGATCTTGCCATTCCAAGATCCTGATGCACCGATTACAAAGGCAGTGTGATGGCTGAATACCAAGGCAGAAAGGTCACTCTCAACAAACCCCTGTCAATTTCAAAGGGAGAGCCGGGATATGGCCGAAAGAAAAAGAAGGTATTTGTTAAAGACGGGGACAAAGTTAAGAAGGTAATGTTTGGTGATCCAAATATGAAGATCCGAAAGAATGAGCCGGGTCGCCGCAGTAACTTCAGAAGCCGTCATAACTGTGATAATCCTGGCCCAAAGACCGGAGCTAGGTATTGGTCTTGCAAAGCTTGGTAGCCGATTGGAACTAAATGCGTGTCTACGTTCCTGATGTAATAACTGAATCAGAAGCCGATTACTTAAGAGCCAACCTCCCACATACCCGCTTGGTCACTGATCGATGGAACGATCCTGTGCTGACTAAGATTACCGACAAGATCAAAGAAAATGCTCCTATCGATACGGACGGTTCCTACTTCATTATTGAGATACGGGGCGAGGGGCATCCTCCTCACTACGACGGCTGCAAGGAAGATCTGACACCCAACCACATGGCTTGGTGTGCTTACTCAGCTTCCGTCTTGCTGACGGACCCCTCTACCTTTGAAGGGGGCACATTTAGGTTCTACGACCCAGATGAGTCAAGGCGTGAGGGACTTCACCTGTCTCTGACGCTCTACAGCAGCGGGGCACACAACGACCCGCAGCTCCACAGTGCCGACCCTCACACCAAAGGAAACCGTACAATCTTGTTAATGTTCTTTAGGGAAGCTACAAATGGAACTGGATAATCGAATAAAGGACTTCAGGAACTTCCTGTACCTTGCTTGGGACCAGCTTCGGCTGCCTGAGCCGACCGATATCCAATATGACATTGCAGATTACCTACAGAACGGCCCCCGACGCCTCTGTATTCAAGCCTTCCGAGGGGTTGGTAAAAGTTGGATCACCTCAGCCTTTGTTTGTCACCAACTGCTACTCAACCCCTCGAAGAACATCCTCGTCGTGTCCGCGTCTAAACAGCGTGCCGATGACTTCTCCACCTTTACCCTGCGTCTCATTCAAGAGATGCCAATCCTTCAGCACCTAATCCCTGGAGACAACCAGCGTAACTCCAAGATCGCATTTGACGTAGGCCCGGCCCCTGCGAGCCACGCTCCTTCGGTGACCTCAAAGGGCATTACCTCTCAGATCACCGGGTCGCGTGCTGACCTGATCTGCGCCGATGACCTTGAGTCGCTCAACAACTCTGCCACCACAGGCATGAGAGATAAGCTGACTGAGGCCTCCAAGGAGTTTGAGGCGGTCATCAAGCCTGAAGGCCGGATCGTGTATCTAGGCACACCTCAGACCGAGATGTCTATTTATGCCGGGCTGACCAACCGAGGGTACAAGGTACGCATTTGGCCTGCCAGATACCCAGAGGAAAAGACCAAGAAGAATCTTGGGGATCAGTTGGCTCCTAAGATCTCTGAGGAGCTTGAGGCTGACGATGAGCTAGTTGGCAAGCCCACAGACCCCAAGCGGTTTGACGAAGTGGATCTCCAAGAGCGTGAGGCCTCCTATGGCCGAGCGGGCTTTGCTCTCCAGTTCATGCTGGACACCTCTCTGTCTGATCAAGACCGGTATCCGCTCAAGCTCAGTGACTTGATTGTCATGAACCTAAACCCAGACAACGCTCCTGAGAAAGTCATCTGGGCTGCGTCCCCCGAGCTTGTGGACAAAGAGCTGCCTAACGTCGGCTTCAACGGCGACAGGTACTACATGCCTATGGCAATCCAAGGAGACTGGGCTGACTACAGTGGGGCTGTCCTGGCTATTGACCCCTCGGGCCGAGGAGCTGATGAAACCTCATACTGCGTCTGCAAGATGAGGAACTCACAGCTATTCATCCTTGAGGCTGGGGGGCTCCAAGGGGGCTACAGCGAAGAGGTGCTGAAAGCCCTGTCGGTCATTGCCAAGAAGCAATCGGTCAAGTCGGTGATCGTCGAATCCAACATGGGCGACGGCATGTTCAGGGCCCTGCTGACGCCTGTCATGGCAAAGATCTACCCATGCACGATTGAGGAAGTTAGGCACTCGATCCAGAAAGAACGACGCATAATCGACACTTTAGAGCCAGTTTTGTCCAGCCACAGGTTGATCATAGATCGTAAGGTCATTGAGAATGACTACCACAGCACCCAGCATCTACCGCCTGAGAAGGCCCTCAAGTACCAGCTGGCCTACCAGCTATCGAGGATCACAAGGGACAAAGGCTCTCTTGTCCACGATGACCGTCTGGACGTTCTGTCGATGGCTGTGGGGTACTGGGCAGAGCAGATGGCTTCAGACCGTGACCGTCTCATTGCCACCGCTAAGAACCAGAAGATCAGGGATGCCCTAGATCAATTCATGACCAAATCAATCGGAAGGCCCGCAAAGCCTACTACCTGGATGTAGATATGTACAAGACGCTGAGTGAGGCTCTGGAAGCCGTTGAACGATACAAAGACGCCTATTCAGAAGTTGTCGCCAAGTCCTATATAGTCATCGCAGTCTACGAACGATACCTACTGGACGAGGCCACCCACGGCGAGCTGGCTGAAGAGATGAAGGATCTATTGGACATCTTGCCCTTCCAGATTCTAAATGGGCTCCCTCAGAAGCCTGACAACGACACAGAAGAGCCTTAGATGACCCCCGGGTCATATTCAGGCCTAAAGCCCTTAGACGGGCTCTCTGGGCCTCTCAGGGCTAAAGGCCCTGCGGGCCTAAAAAGACCCCTCCAAGATAGACAAGAAAAGACCGTTTACGACCCCTTTAGGGGGGTATTTAACCTTTAGAGGAACCCCCTTAAGATCTAAAGATCTGAAGGCCTCCCTGAAGACTAATAAGAACAACTAGGACACCCCTAGAGATTTTAAGATCTTAAGAACTTAAGGAACTAAGTCATGGCTCAACGAACTCGTCAAGTAACAACATCAGGAAGAGGCGGACCTATTACGTCCACCATTTCCTACACCGTCAAGCGGGGAACTAACGACTCCAAGCGTCCAGGCTACAGCCGCAGCTCTTTCGGTAGTGCGGCTCCTAATATGTCTAAAACCCCTATGACCGCCGCAGGGCCTCCTTACATGGGGAGCATCGGTAGAGATAGAGGGCGTGGATCAAGATCTGCCGGGGAACGAGCTAAGTTTATCGTCTTCCCTACAGCCTTTGAATCCCTTAAGATCAACGTAGTAAAGTGATCCATGGGAAGAGTTGTCCGAGTCGAGTGGCAAGACATCACAGGGCACGACAGGCCTTGGTGGGAGCCATCAGAAGCAGAGGCTCTTAGGCCTGCGGAGATAACATCCATAGGTGTTCTGGTCGCTGAGACTGAGGCCTATGTTATCATCGCAGGGTCTTGGGAAGATGATGGATCTCTTCTGGGGAACGTCAACTGCATCCCCAGAGGAGTCGTAAGGAGTCTTGAGTACCTGACTCAGGACATCATCTCATGATTAGTATGGAGAACACCACCCAAGGGCAGTCGGCCCTCATCATGAAGGCCGTCTGTTGGTGCTTACAGGTATTTCAACTGCCTGACGATCTACAGATCACTGTGGACACCCAGCACTCTCTAGGCTACTTTGGGGCCTGTGAGTGCAAAGGTGATGGGTACGAGATTACCCTAGCCGCAGACATGGGGACGGAAGACCTTGTGGGAACCGTCATCCATGAGATGACCCATGTATGGCAGTGGGTCATTGGGGCCTGGGAAGGCGATGGAGAGGCTGAAGCTGCTAAGGTGGCTGAGGTTCTTACGCCTGTGTACCTCGCCAAATGTTTAGACACAAAAATCTGAGAGCCTAATGATAGCAACCGCCGCTCCAGCTTCCCCCAGTGGGGCCCGTCGATCCGCCACGTTCTATATATAGAGGGCGGGGGGTAGGGCCTCCGGGCCGATTGTCTCGGGATCTATAGTCCGATGCTCCGCTGATCGATGGCCGATGGCCTCGGCTCAATCTGGCCGCCTCCGTTTATCGGGGGCTTTTTTATTTCTCGATTTCTAAACAATAGAGAGCCCCCGAAACCGAATGAGCCGATAGACTATTCAGCAGCTCGGGCATGTTGCCCGGCATTAATCCCCTGAAACGGAGTATATGAAATGAACCAATGGCACAAATTCAATGAATACGTAGGCCAAGCGGCCCAAGCCCTCAAGGCCAGTCACGGCATAGGGGATCAGGTTGGGTGGTCTGTAGAGGAATCACTCGTGATCTGTGGACTGTGGCAGTCCATGTATCAAGCTACCCTTGACGGGATCAAGTTCAACAAAGCGGCCACGATCCGAGCCCTACAGGCTACCGGGGCTCCATTGGAGGATCGGTCCCGGGGATCGATCGAGGCCAAGCTTATGAACGTATCGGCGGCCAATGTTGCCCTCGGTGGCGAATTCCTCAAGGGCTACAAGCCCGCACCGGCTCGGGCCAAGCTTCTGGATCAGATCCTGTATACCCGCCCCGTCAAACTGGTGGCGGGTGAACTGGCCGGGATGCTTAACAACCTGATCGGATCATCATATCCCGTGGAGATCGAGGATCAGGTTACCTTGAGATGGTTACAGTTCCAGAAGATCATCACTGATCAGAATGCTAACCGCTCCACAATTGACACCCGCTCCTGATCAATAAGGCCCGGGGGCCTAAACTATCCCCGGGCCTTATTCACCACGGGCAATCCTGGGCATCCAGGATCTTAGTTCTTTCCATTTGAAACGGAGTATATGAAATGAAGCCAGAAGCGCAGTTAGATCAATCCACTACCATCCTCAAACGAGGGGACCGGGTTCACGTCGGTAGGTTATATGAACAGACCGGTATAGCACTGTGGGAGGTTATCGACGGGGCCGAGCCCGGGATTGTAGGGCTTAAGAATGAGCGAGGGCGGCGGGTATTCCTGACCGGGTGCAATCCGGCAATCGCTCATAATTGGAGAGAGGAGCCCGGCGAATGAATATCGCAATCATCACAATCACGTTTGTTGGCTTCATCGTCTGCATGGCCCTCGCTAAGCATTGGGATCAATGGACCGAGGAATGCGACGGGGAAGCCCGGAGGAAATCAGAAGCCCGCCGATCTCGATAGTCGATACAATGATCAGGCCCCGGGGCTTAACGGCTCCGGGGCTTATTTCGCCCGGTATTGTGCCGGGCCTTACCTTAGGCCATTCCATTGAAACGGAGTATTAAACCATGGCCCACGAATTGACAAATAACGATCAGATGATGTACACCGGGGCAGTTCCCTGGCACGGGCTCGGGAAGCTTATTCCCGAGCATTGCACACCCCGGGAGGCCCTCGACCATGCCGAGCTGAATTGGCAAGTGAAGCTTGCTACCCCGGAATGGACGCCCGCCGATGATTCTCCAGATGGCGGGAATCGTACCCTTGATGATCACCGGGTGGTCTATCGGGCTGATACACGGGCCGCCCTCGGTGTCGTTTCCTCTAAATACAAGCCTTTCCAGAATTCCGAAATGGTCGATTTCATCGGTCAGGTACTCGGTGAGGATTTCGATGCCGTCGAGACTGCGGGAAGCTTCGCCGATGGGCGGCGGGTTTGGTTCCTCCTGAAACAGGGCCAGCACAATATCGCGGGCGTTGATCCCGTCGCTAAATATTCGCTCTTCGCTACGGGGCATGATGGAAAGCTAGGTATTCGTGTACTGCCTACCAATATCCGGGTGGTCTGTAAGAATACGTTTAGCATGTCCGGGGCCGAGGGGACCGGGGGCGTATCAATTCCGCATCGTGGCGATATGGCCGGGGCTATCGAGCGGGCCCGGCGTGTACTCGCTGGGACTGAATCCGCTCATGATTCATTCATTGAGGCCGCCGAACGGCTTTCCCTGGAAGACGTGATGTCCGATAGGTGGCTTGATCGATATTTCAAGCGCGTCTATATCGGATCGATTGCATCGGATCAAGCCCGGGCGATCCTCATGGCCGGTGAACCTAGCGGCGATCCAGACCAGAAGGTATGGGATCAATACGATCGGGCCGCCCGCAAGGCCGCGCAAACGATTACATCATGGAAATGGAATTTCGAGGATGGTGATGGAAACCAAATCCATAGCAACATTCGCAATACTAAATGGGCCGCATTTAATGCCGTCACCCGCCAGCTGGATCATGAATCCACGTCCCGGGGCGATCGTATGGAATCCAACCTGCTAGGGAAACGGGCGGATCAGAAGCGTAGCGCATTCGCTGCTGCATTCGATACCCCGTCGCCTGATAAGGTAGGTTATCCAGCCTAATCAGCTGATTTAAGCATCGGGAAACCCCGCTCGGGGGCCTTAACGGGCCTCCGGGCGTTTCGGCTCGGGGTGTCCGGGCTTCGCATCATTCCATTGAAACGGAGTATTTCGCATGATTGCATTGATATGCATAGGGGTTGTGGCTGTTCTGGTTATCACGTTTGAATTGATGGTCAGGGGGATGGACTCATGATCTCCACACCGTTAACAATCAACGGCTCGGCCCCGGTACTCGGTAGCTTCGGCAAGGGTATACGGGGCTCGGTGGCTTTGAATTTCGGTAGGTCCGGGGGGAAGCATTGCGATCCAGGATGTTCCCACCATCCCGATACAGCTGATCCCGATTCTCTTTGTTATGCTTACAAGCTTGAAACCCGGGCGGATCGGGAGAATCTGCGCCGGAAGCTCGACCGGCATGATGCCGCCGATCCTGAGCATATCGTCACCCTAGCCCGGGCCGAGCTTCGGCCCTTGTATCTACGGAAGGCGATTCCCTGGCTACGGATATCCGCCTTCGGTCCCGTACCGGCTACCCCGCCCGAGGGCCTCCGGGCCCTATTGGCTGAGGCCGTCGATCACGGTGTACCGGTACACTTCCCGATTGAATCCAGCGATAAGGCCCGGACATATCGGGAGTACTTATCGGGGGTTCCCATCACGGTACGGGAATCGGTCCATACCCTACGGGAATGGAAACGTACCCCGGGCCCGGTTTCATTCGTGGCCGGGACCATGAAGGGCCATAAGCCCCGGGAACGGGTGGCCCTTGCTAAACGTATCGCGGGCATTCGTCAACGTCATACTGGCCGCCCTTGTAAAGTGTGCCCCTCGGTGGCCGCTATGCATCTTCGGACGGGCTCGGATCGGGCCAAGTGTGGAGCGTGTACATTGTGCGACGATCCCCGGGTGGATATTATCTATCCCGCCCACCGATAAATAGAACCCTTCTCACTGAATACCCTCGGGGCCCCGGCTCCGGGGGTATTTCATGCGCCGACCTAATATCCAGGCCCAGCACCCGAAGCCCAGATCCAGGCCCAAGCCTTAGTCTCGCGGTCTTTAGTCTCGCAGTTTTTTATATCGTGTACACTTGAATTGTTGGCGTGCTGTCCTACATCATGCCGAAGACATACAGAGACTTTGGAGAAACTCTCATGACAGTAAAGATCGTCCCAAGGGGCCGTAGCTTCCTTGCCACTGTTAATCGTGGTGGGAACCGATTCCGTAAGCAGTTCAAGTCCTACAGTGAAGCTGAGATCTGGGGGACTCAGGCTGAAGCGGATATTGTTGCGGGGAGGCCTCCCCAGTCCTCCAGTCCCGAGGTATCTCAGGGCGACAAGCCCAAGACCCTTGAGGATCTGATCGACTACACATGGCGTAACCATTGGAGCCACGATAAGAGTGGTCAGCACAGCAAGCGAAACGCTGAGCAGTGTGCTGAGATCCTGAAGCCTACGATCAAGATCAAGGACATTGATGTCTTCAAGATCGACAGACTTGTGATTACTTTCCAAGAGCAGCACAAGTCGAATGGGACTATCAACCGCAAGCTGGCGGCTCTGTCTAAATGCCTGAAGGTTGCCAAGGATCTTGGGCTCATCAACTTCAAGCCGAAGATCGCCAAGCTTCCTGAGAAGGATGGACGAATCCGGTGGTTTACCGACGAAGAGCTAGACCGGATGGTGGCTTACTTCCGCCACATCGGAAACAACGACTTTGCCCACTGGGTAAGGTTCCAAGTAGACACCGGTCTTCGGTGTTCAGAAACCCAGAAGATTACCTGGACTGATGTTGGTGATGGCTTTGTGACTATCCCAGACAGTAAATCAGGTAAGCCTCGGGGTGTCCCCCTTACGGAGGCAGCGAAAGACGCACTGGAAGGGGCGCGTCGGCAACCTCACGGCCCATTTCGCTTTGCTACCAGTGGATACCGGAGGCGGTGGTGGGACCGCCTTCGGCTCCACATGGGGTGGATCAACGATTCAGAAGCGGTTCCTCACGCCCTCCGCCACACGTTTTGCTCCAGACTTGTGCAGCGGGGGGCTCCGCTTCTGAACGTACAGCAGCTCGCGGGACATCAGTCTTTCCAGACCACGCTTAGATATGCCCATCTGGCCCCTCATAACCTAGTTGATACCATCAAGTTGCTAGAGAGCAGCGGACCCACTAGTCTTTCGGTGGTGTCTGTGGCATGATTGAGTGGCAAGCCAAGGCGAGCGTGGCGGAATTGGCATACGCAGCAGACTTAAAATCTGCCCCCTATCAATGGGTTGCGGGTTCGAGTCCCGCCGCTCGCACCACTTGCACCAGACTTAAAATCCCATTACAATCCCTGCACCTGTGCATAAGAAAACTCACGAATAGATTACTTCGTTTCAGGGAAGTCCAAGGGTTTCGGCCCTTGGGCTTCCTTTTTCACTGACACTTAGTGGGCAACGGATGTGCCTGATTTATTCTGTGTGGCAGAAATGCCTGCCTCATTCATGGACGAAACGAGAACATGCGACAATCAGACTTAGAAGCAGAAATGCGTGAAAGCGGGATAAATCGGTATCAGAAGAATGCCGCACGCACCCGTCACCATAACCAGGAAAGCCAGACGCCCGTGGGTCGGCGGCTGCTCACTGAGTCAGTGGGCCGGTTGTCTGAAGAAATAAAGATCTGGAAGAAAGAGGTCGAGAAGCACCCGGTGGGGGCTAGGTCGGCTGCGTTCCCCTACATTGATTTGTTAAGTACAGATGTGGTGGCGGCGTTAGCCGCACGGTCTGTGATTAATTCAATCTCGATGCACGAAAAGCTTACGAAAGCGGCGTTCAAGGTTGCCCGGGTTATCGAAGATGAGTGCAGATGGCGAGAGCTGTATGACAAGAACCCTTCGGTGTTCATGCGGCAGCGCGAGATGGTCAAGAAGATACCGTCGTACAACGCTAAACGTCGATTCTTGAACAATGCTGAGCGTCGGGTTGAGCTGAACTTTTCTCGGTGGCCGAGGAACGAGAAGCTGAAGGTCGGCATCGTTCTCATTGAGTTGATGAAGCAGTCCACTGGGATCATTGAGATAAACACAAGAACAGGGCTCTTGGGAAAGCGGGATACCTTTGTTCACCCCACCCCAGAACTGATGGAGTGGATGAAGTACGCTCACAACTTTGCTGAAGACTTGTCTCCAATGTATATGCCATGCGTTGAGCGTCCTGCACCTTGGAAAGATGTGTACACAGGCGGCTTCTTGACGGAACACATAGCACCTCGGCCACTAGTGAAGACCAGAGACCGTGGGCACTTGGAAGACTTGGATGCTATGGGAATCCAATCCACCAAGGACACGATCAACATTCTGCAAGATGTCGCGTGGGAAATAGATGAGTGGTTCCTCGATGTCTTGTTGTACTGCTGGGAGAACGAGATCGAGGTGGGCGATCTGCCTCCGGCCAGTGGGCATCCAATTCCGACGAAGCCTGTAGACATAGATACAAACAAGGAATCTCGAAGACGTTGGGCCAAGGCGGCTGCTAGGATTAACCACCAGAATGCGTCTGACAAATCCAAGCGACTCCAGATAACGAAGGTGCTGTGGCTGGCGAAGAAGTTCAGGGGCCTGTGGATCTGGTTTGTATGGTATTGCGACTTCAGAGGCCGCAAGTACCAACGACAGCATTTCCTGACGCCTCACTCGTTTGAGGAAGCCTCTACACTTCTACGCTTTGCGGTGGGTAAGGCTGTTGGGAATGGCGACGGGGGTAACTGGCTGGCAAGGCATGGGGCTGCGGTCTACGGGATTGATAAATGCTCCTACGATGAGCGGGAGCAATGGACGCACAGCAATAGAGATATGATCGAGGCGGTAGCCAACGACCCCAGGGGAACAACGTCTCTTTGGGGCAAGGCCGATAAGCCGTGGAAATTCCTAGCGTTCTGTAACGAGTGGGCGGGCTACATGCGGCACGGCAGCTCGTTCGTCACCAAGCTTCCTGTGTCTATTGATGGTTCATCTAACGGCTTGCAGTTGTACAGCCTGCTGATGCGTGATCCTGTGGGAGCAGCGGCGACTAATGTGCTGCCCAGTGGGCAACCCAGAGACATCTATGGCGATGTGGCCCGTGGTGTGTTGAGCAGGCTGAGTGTATCTGATCATCCTTATGCGGCTACATGGTTGAAGTTTGGGGTGGATCGCACATGTTGCAAGCGTCCAACTATGGTTGTTCCTTACTCGGCGACGATGCACGCTTGTATTCAATACACAATCGATTGGTTCCATGAGGAGCGTCGAAAGAAAAAGCGAGACAATCCTTTCGGATGGGAAGAGACGTACCAACCCTGTTCATATCTTGCTGGTATAATTTGGGAGTCTATTGGTGACGTTGTAGGCGAAGCTCGCAAAGCGATGGCTTGGCTTCAGGAAATATCAAACATCTGTATCGATAATGGGGTTGCTCCTCGGTGGACAAGTCCTTCCGGGTTCTTGGTTAAGCAGACTTATGAGAAGTGGAAGAACCAATCGGTACGCACAATCATTGGCGATGTCATTAGGCAGCACCGTGTCCGTAGTGGCACGGGAGACTTAAGCAAAGCCAAGCATCGAAATGGTATAGCAGCCAACTGGATTCACACCTTGGATCAGACCATTGCAGAGCTGACACATCAGAAGAACAAGAAGGCAGGAATTGTCTCTCAGAGTTCTACACACGATGGGTTTGAAACCCTGGCTCCTGATATGTCCATTATGCAAGCCAATCTACTGGAGAGTGTCATCGAGATATTCTCTGAAGATCTTATGGAAAATTTCGCTAATGAAATCACGCAGTATTTACCGAAGGGTACTGTGCTGCCAGAGCCCCCGGCTCGGGGGACTTTAGACATTCATCAAGTTAGAGACAGTCTCTACTTTTACGGTTGATACGGCAACATAGGAGAAACCAAATGATTGCCAGAGGAATTGCTATATGGCCTAAGCTCAACAAGGCCGACAAGTTTAATGAAGCATCGAAAGCCGAGTTCAAGACTAAGCTTCGAGTGACTGCTGAGGCGGCTGAGCCTTTGATCGAAAAGCTCACACAGGCATACGAGGCCAACTACAAGAAGCAGTGTGCTGATGCCAACAAGCCTAAGCTCAAGCGGGCTGACTTCCCTTGGGAAGAAGAGTACGACGAGTCCGGCGAGCTTACGGGTAACTACGTTTTTAGGTTCAAGCTAACTGAGGAAACTAATGACGGCGTGAAACGTCGGCTGCCCTTGGTTGACGCAAAGAAGCAGCCCATGAATGAAATGATTGGTGGGGGCTCCGAGCTGAATGTGGTGTTTGATCATTATGGCTGGCATGTCGCTGCTATGGGGGCGGGGCTTACGCTGAAGCTCGTAAAGATCCAGGTAATCAGCCTCAGTGAGGGTGGTGGCGGAGTAGATGAGCTTACAGTTGAAGATGGCTTTGAAACTACTGCTGCTGTGATGTCCAAAGAAACTGAAGCTGCTGCGGTAGCTGATGATGATGCTGACTGGGAATGATTTCCCTTCGGTTACCAATTGACCCAGTACCCGCTAGTCGCCCGCGAGTTACCCGTTGGGGAACTTACTACGGCAAGCGTCACCAAGCTTTTCGGGTGGAGGCCTTGGCCCTACTTGAGAAACTGCGGGAAGAGGGGATTCTCCCCAAGGAACCTTCGCCCGAAAAGCTGACGGTGATTGTGGCTTTCAAAGTCAAGAAGCCTCGGACAAGTAAATTGGTAACGCCCCGTGGAGACATAGATAACTACAGCAAGGTGTTTCTCGATTGCTGCACTGGATTCGTCTGGAGAGACGATGTGCAGATCGAGAAGCTGCAAGCTACGAAAGCATGGGCAAAGGATGAGGGCTACATAGACCTCACCGTGTTGGAGAACAGCCATGAATCAGAAGACTAGAATTTTAGAACACTTGAAGATTAAGGGCCGCATTACTCCGGTCGAAGCTTTGTTGGTGCATCAGGTCTTTCGCTTAGCCGCTCGAATAAATGAGCTGCGAGTTGAGGGGCACGACATTCGCACTGAGATGAAGAAAGACGTTCGGGGAGTGAAGTATGCCCAGTACACCCTCGGAGTCTGAGAGTGCGTTCATGCACCATGAGCCGTGTCCCAAGTGTGGGAGTAAAGACAACGCGGCAAGATACACAGACGGGCATTTGTATTGCTTTGGCTGTGGTTACTATGAAGCGAAAGAAGGTGAGCCATTGAGTATTGCAACACCAGTAAATCCAGATCTGGTCGAGGTTGAGTATCGAGGGCTGACTAGTCGGTCATTGACTGAGGAGACCTGTCGTAAGTTTGGGTACGGCGTTGGGCTACTGAAGGGCTCTCGCGTACAGGTCGCTAACTATAAAAATGCCAAGGGTGAAGTGATCGCCCAGAAGATACGGACCCGCAGCAAGGAGTTCTCGATCCTGGGAAAGGGCAGGGATTTAGGCCTGTGGGGCTCGCACTTGTGGAATGGTGGCAAGATGATGGTGATTACCGAGGGTGAAATAGATGCCCTGTCACTGTCGCAGGCTCAGAATAATCGGTGGCCTGTATGCTCTGTTCCTAACGGGGCTTTGGGGGCTGCCAAAGTCATCCGCCAGAACGTCGAATACTTAGAGCAGTTTGAATCTGTCATCTTCATGTTTGATCAAGATGACCCCGGCCAAAAGGCTGCGGTTGAGTGTGCGATGTTGCTGTCTCCGGGCAAGGCTAAGATTGCTTCCCTGCCGCTGAAAGACCCCAACGAAATGCTTGTAGCCGGTCGGTCTAAGGAACTGATATCGGCGGTTTGGGATGCCAAGGCCTATCGGCCCGATGGTGTGGTCCCTGGTGAAGAGCTTTGGGAAAGGGTGTCTGAGGAAGACACTCGGGAATCTGTTCTTTACCCTTGGAATGGGCTGAACATGAAGACCTATGGCCTCCGACAGGGTGAGGTGGTGACGCTGACTAGTGGTACGGGACAAGGTAAGTCCAGCGTCATTAGGACGTGGGAGAAGTGGCTGCTGGATCAGGGTCACACTGTGGGCATTGTGGCGTTGGAAGAGAACGTCACACAATCAGCTCAGTGCCTGATGGGCCTACATCTCTGCGTCCCACCTCACCGTTGGAAGGAAGAGCAGATATCCAAGGAAGCTATGCGGGAAGCATTTGATGCCACGGTGGGGAACGGCAAGTGTGTTCTTTATGATCACTTCGGCTCCACCGACAGTGACAACCTACTTAGCCGGATTCGTTACATGGCGGTGGCAATGGGATGCACCCACATCTTCTTGGATCACCTGAGCATCGTTATCTCTGGCATTGGAGATGGAGATGAGAGAAGGCTTATCGACAACACCATGACCCGTCTCCGCAGTTTAGTGGAGGAATTACAGGTCTCGTTGATTGTTGTCTCACATTTGAAACGACCAGAGGGGAGATCTCATGAAGAAGGTGGTCAAGTATCGTTGGCACATCTGCGGGGCAGTGGCTCTATTGCTCAGCTTAGCGACATCTGTATTGCCTTGGAAAGGGACCAGCAAGACGAAGAGCGTAAAAACATCACTACGCTGCGTGTCCTTAAGAATAGGTACACCGGTGACACCGGCAAAGCCTGCTCTGTCAGCTACTGCCCAAAGTCAGGATTACTTAGCGAGTGGCTCGAAGAAGATGTGGATGATGTACCCTTCTAAGTTATGTGCAGCAATACAAGTTGTGGAGACAGGGGGTCATCCAGATCCCGAGAATGCCGTTGGTGATGGCGGAAGATCAATCGGCCCGCTTCAGATAAGTAGAGCCTGCTGGGTTGATGCCGTTGAGTACGACCCCGCAATCGGTGGCACATACGAAGACTGCAAACAGTTACACTATGCTCAACGCATCTTTTGGACTTACTTAGATAGGTGGGCTGACAGCGATGACTATGAGACGTGCGCGAGGATCTGGGTGGGAGGCCCCAACGGGCCGCGTAAGGCATCAACCGACGTGTACTGGGGCAGAGTCAAGGCCGCCTTGGGACTGGGGGAAGATCCAGGATTACCTAGCGGTGGTAGAGGGCCAGAGGATTTCAAGGCAACGGGTTCAAGCGGTGGCTGATAAAGCTTTGATGAAACTTAGAGTGGCCCTTACTGATGACCCGATAATTAGAGATTGGATGGCTGATATGGGTTTGATCTCAAGGGACGAAGTTTGAAGCACAAAGTATTAGATCTGTTTGCTGGCATTGGAGGCTTTAGCCTTGGGCTAGAGAGGACCGGTGGGTTTGAAACCGTTGCCTTTTGCGAGATAGATACCAAGGCACAACAGGTCTTAGAAAAACATTGGCCCGGTGTCCCAAAGTATGGGGACATAAAGGAGCTTACGGGTGGAAGATTGGAAACAGATGGAGTTGTTCCAACAGTTATCACCGGAGGATTCCCCTGCGTCGATATCAGCGGAGCCCAGCAGCACAAGCCCACAGGAATTGAGCAGCCCCGATCAGGACTTTGGAAAGAGTATTCCAGGCTCATTGCCGAAGTCCGCCCCGAGTGGGTCATCGTGGAGAACGTCCCACTCTTGCGACGAAGAGGGCTTACCACAGTCCTCAGCGATCTTCGGTCGCTCGGCTACAATGCTGAGTGGCATTGTATCCCCGCTTATGCCGTTGGTGCGCCTCACCAGAGGGACCGACTCTGGCTTGCAGCGGTGGCCCACCCCGACGAGCCGCGATTGGAAGGACGGCTCCGCGAAGGCTTGTCGGAATGTCGATCCGAATTGTTTGCTGGGAAGAGTAGTTCACTCAAGAGAGAACTATCAAACTACTGGCAGCCTGACTCCGATGTTCTGCGAGTGGCTGATGGGATTCCCAATCGGGTGGACAGAATTAAACAACTCGGCAACGCCGTAGTACCACAAATTACCCAGTTACTGGGTGAATCTATATTGGCAAGCGACAGGCTTCATCGGAGAAGATTTTGAAACCTACTATATTTGATATTGAAACGACAGCTATAGATAACTTCAGAACCTTGCAAGGCCTGACCGCCATTCATTGCTTGGTGATTAGGCAAGGCAAGAACACTGTCAGCTTCACGGGTGACGATATTGTTGACGGGCTGAAGTTCTTGAGGGAACAAGACCTCATTGTCGGCCACAACATTCTTGGCTTTGACATCCCTGCTATTCAGAAGCTTTATCCAGGCTGGAAGCCGAGTGGGCTGGTGCGTGACACGTTGATCATGGCTCGCCTTGTGTACCCAAATCAGAAGGATCAAGACTACTCGCTCAAGGACTATCCCAAGCAATTGATTGGCTCCCACTCCTTGAAGGCTTGGGGCTACCGGCTTGGGGAACATAAGGGTGAGTACGATGGTGGGTGGGATACGCTCAATGATGAGATGATCACCTACTGTGAGCAGGACACGATGGTCACCCAGAAGCTCTGGGACAAGATCATGGCTACTGAACCCGCTATCGAGGCCCTTATCATTGAGCATGAGTTTGCTGACTGCCTGATCAAGCAAGAGCAGAACGGCATAGGCTTCGATATCAAGAAAGCCTCGGAGCTATACGCCGAGCTATCTGGTCTTCGCAACACTATTAGGGATGATCTTGTCGAAGTGTTCCCTCCAGTCATTACGACGATGAAGACACCGGCGTACTGGAAGACTATCCGAGACGGTGAGGTTGGTAAGTATCCTACGAAGACAGCGGCAAAGAAGGCCGGGTTCAAGGACAGTGAGATTACTCGCGGTCCTAACAAGACTAAAGAAGTGCCATTCAACCCAGACTCTAGGCAGCAAATAGCTCGCTGTCTGATCGATAAGTATAGTTGGAAGCCCGAGGTGTTTACGCCTAGCGGTCAGCCGCAGGTCGATGAGTCGATCTTGAAGACGATGCCGCACCGAGAGGCTAAGCTTCTGGTTGACTACTTGACGCTATCTAAGCGACTAGGGCAGCTGGGTGATGGTAAAGAAGCCTGGATGAAGCTGGAACAGAATGGCCGCATTTACGGTAGGGTCAATCCCAACGGAACGGTGACGGGTAGGTGTACACATAGCAAGCCCAACGTCGCTCAGGTTCCCGCGTGTCACGCACCCTATGGAAACTCTTGCCGGTCGTTGTTCACTACAGCTCCCGGCCATCAAATGGTAGGCGTTGATGCTAGTGGTCTGGAATTAAGATGCCTTGCTCACTACCTAGCGAAGTGGGATGGCGGGATCTACGCCGACATCATTGTTGAAGGCGATATTCACACAGCCAATCAGAAGGCTGCGGGGCTGCCTGACAGAAATATGGCTAAAGAATTCATCTACGCCTTTTTGTATGGAGCGGGGCCAGTCCGCTTAGGGAAGGTTGTGGGGGGCGGTCCAGCAGAAGGTAAGGGCCTTGAGAAACGCTTTTTGAAGAAGATGCCTGCCCTGCAATACTTGAAGACCGGCCTTGAAAACACACTCAAGAAGCGAGACTACTTGGTGGGCCTTGATGGCCGACGTATCCCAATTAGGTCTAGCCACTCAGCTTTGAACGCCCTGCTCCAATGTGCGGGGGCTGTTCTCATGAAACAAGCAACTATACAGGCTCGTAAGCTCCACCGCATGGATGGCGTGGAAGCTAATCAAGTCGCTCACATCCATGATGAAATACAATATGAAGTGATGGAGCAAGATTCAGAACGTGTGGGGGAACTGACGGTCAAGGCCATCCGTCAGGCTGGGAAGCCCTTTGGTTTCCGATGCCCACTGGATGGGGAATACAAGGTAGGCCGTACTTGGGCGGAGACACATTGAATGGATTCAACGTATGTATCACAACCACAGGCGGGGAAGCAGTGGCGAGTATATGGCTGCGGCCTACTTTGCCGAGCAAGGCTGGGAAGTTTACTGGTCCCCCAACAACAACGGGCCTGCTGACTTCCTGATAACCAGGGGGGCAGTGACGCAGCGTGTACAAGTCAAGACTGCTTCTTTGTGGACGAAAGGCCTTAAGGTCTACACGCGAGCAAAATTGTGCAAGAGCAATGGAGATCTATATGAAACGGATGATTACGACATACTTGCTGCCGTCGCTGCTGATGGGCGTATGTGGATTATTCCCCACGACAAATTGCCGCGTACTAAAGCGTTGTACCTCCACATGGATGATGGGTTTACGACAAATGATTATGAATGGGCTCCTTACAAGGTAGAAACCGATGCCAGCTCTTGAATTTATTGAAACATCAGAACTCCTCCGAGAGCTGACTAAACGTATGGATGCGATGATCTTTGTAGCGGAGTCAAACCGTCTCCCTAAGAAAGAAGACTCACTGCTTACTGCATTTGCTGGAAGCCTTCCGATGTGCTTGGGACTTGCGGAGGTCAGCAAGCTAATGGTCTTGACACATTTTGATGAGGGGCCCCATGACCAATCTTCTAATTGATGGTGACATCCTGCTGTACCAAGTCTCTTCAGCTCTTGAGGAGCCCGTGCATTGGGGGGATGACTGGTGGACGCTGATGGTTGACTTTGCTGCTGCTAAGCAGAAGGTTGACAAAGAGATCGAAAAGCTGATGAAACGGCTGAAGGCTGACACCGTTATTGTGGCCCTCTCAGATCCCACCCACAACTTCCGTAAGGACATCCTGGATACCTACAAGGGCAACCGCAAGGGCAAACGCAAGCCAGTGGTGTACACGCCCCTAAAGGAGTATGTGCGGGAACACTACACTTCAGCCTGCTTCCCCGGATTGGAAGCTGATGATGTGCTGGGGATCATGGCGGATGAAGACAACATTGTTGTGTCCGATGACAAGGACTTACAGACTGTTCCGGGCAGGCTGTACCGCCCTAGCCGAGACAAGCTTGAGGTGATTACCGAGGAAGAGGCGGATCGGAACCACTTGATTCAGACACTCACCGGTGACGCTACAGATAATTACTCAGGATGCCCCGGCATCGGGCCTGTAAGGGCTCAACGCATCTTGGTTGAGAACACTTGGGATGAGGTTGTCCAAGCTTTTGATAAACAGGGACTTGGAGAAGCAGCTGCTTTGATTCAAGCACGGGTAGCTAAGATTTTAAGGCTTGAGAACTGGAACCCATTGACTATGGAGGTAATACCGTGGAATCCAAAATGAACCGAGATGACTATCTGAAGTTTCATGAGCGGCTATGTAGCCAAGCCCGTGAACTTTCTAAGTCCAAGAACCATGATTACAGTGGTGGAGAGGACGGCACTAATCCGTTCCAAAACTTTATGGCTGTTGAACTTATGGGCCTTGGCATTACGACTGAGCAAGGCTTTATGGTCAGACTCACCGACAAGCTTAAGAGACTGGCTGGCTTCTGTAAGACCGGTACTTTCCAGGTGTCTGATGAGTCGTTCAGAGATACCTGTGAAGATGTGATCAATTATGTCTGCTTGCTGGCGGCTTATGTGGACGCTAAGGGCAAAAAATAAGGGTATTGAATCTTATGGAAGATTTCCCAAAAATCTCTAAGCGGTTAGTTGAAGAGTTGAGGAACCGATTTCCCGACACTAGCCCACGTTTAGATGACCGTGACCGTATGGTTTGGTTCAAGGCGGGACAAAGTGCCGTAGTAGACTTTCTTATTGAGCAACACAAACGTCAGAATGAAAAACTGTTAGGAAACTAAGATGTGCATGTCACCATCGATGCCCGACATCCCACCGATGCCGCC